TCAACTTCTCTTCCGTTGTGTCGTACCAGTAGCCACCTACGGACGGGTTGGTCGGCTCATCGGCTCTGACGCTGATTCTGACGCCTGTGGCGTTGCTCCACAGTCTGCTGCGGACGTAGAAGATGTTGTTCGCGGTGTCGTACCAGTAATCGCCTACGTTCGGGTTCTCCGGGGCGCTGGTCGCGCAGGTGATGTTCGCTCCGCTTTCCTGTACCCATCCATTTGTGCATTTGTAAAGCGCGCCGACGGATGGGTTGTACCAGAGGTCTCCTATCTCTGGGTTGGTCGGCTCGCTGGATCCTACGGTGATTCCCGCTGCACTCTCCGTCCACGTGTCCATGTACTGGTTCAGCGTCTGGTTTTCGGTATCGTACCAGTAGTCGCCAGATTTCAGCGCAGACGGGGCGTTCGCGTCACCGATTTTAATTGCCGTAAAGTTGAGGGTACTGCCTGTCATGGCTCTGATCATCATTGCTTTTCCGGCATCAGTTAATTGTGGGATGAGTCCCATGTGATCGCCTCCTTATTCTTCGTCGACGAAGATGTTTCCGTCTTCGTCGCACAGATATTCGTCGTTTTCGTCCGTAAGGGTTGTTACATCGCTGATTCCTGTCTGGTCGAATTCCGAGATTATCACGCTTTTCTCTTGGTAGCTGGCTACTCCGATGTGAAGAGTCAGCGTCCCTTTTCGCGCCAGCTCGATGCTGTACGTGAGGTGGGACGGTTTCACGGTGTTTATCTTCTTGATGATCGCCGTGTAGTCCACGATCGAGGTTCCTTCCTCGATGGAAACTTTGAAGGCGTAGCTGCCGTTGTCTTCGTCCACCGCCACCGTTCTGCCGGTGAGAGCTTCGAGAATGTCTTCCAGGGCGGCTGGGGTTATCGGTTGCTTGCGTCCTCGCTTTGCGATGACCGCTGCGCGTCTGGTTTCGAGGTCTTTGGTTTCGTCAACCTCTAATCCGTACCGCTGCTCCCAGTATCTGATGCCCCAGGTGCATTGTTCGAGGAAGCATTGCTGACGGAGGCTTTCCACGAGTTGTCGTGCTTGGTCCATCTCAATGCCCATAACCTCGAAGAGCCACTTGCCGACGTATGAATTCTCATAAATCGGCGATACACGGCTCATCATGCGTTTGGCGCTTTCTTTTGTCGGGAAGTGTTCTATATCGAAGTTTTTGTCCATCGCTTACACCTCCGTGGCGCTGACTGCAGTTGCAAACTGCCCGATGATGTTCGGGTATTCATCCAGCGCGAGGGTGATGTTGCCGGTTTCTCCGTTGAGCGTGAGGTTGGCGTAGTCCGCTACGCCGTCGGTGCCGATAATAATCGAGCCGATGCGGTTGCGCTTGATAACGCCTTCCTTTTGTGCTGTCTCGAAGTAGTCCTTCAGGCTCTCTCCGATATTTGCCACGATTGCGGTGTAGTCTTCGCCTGTTGCGATGGTAAGGTCGCAGGAGACGTCGACGTCGACCGTTGTCGGGGCGGTAATGGTTACCGTTGCGCCGATCGGAGCCAGTCTGGCTTTCCGGTCGTTCGGTGCCACGATGTGGTTCTCCACGTCCTCGATGATCTTGGCGTTCGCCGGTTGTCCGTTGGCGTCCATGACGACGACCTTCACGGTGCCGGGTCCGTTCCATTCTGCTATGACGATAACGTCTCCCACGCCGTTGATCTCCTTCGCCCAGCGGGAGTAGTCATTGTCGCAGCCTACGAAGGAGGCGTCCGACGCTTCGCAAATTTCGCCGATTCGGCTGCGGAGCGATTCGTCGTCCTCTTCAGCTGCACCGCCGCTGGTGCTTTCGAGGTTGGTGATTCTCTCGATGCCTGAAATGGAAGGCGACACCATGATGATGATGGTGTCTGCGGCCACGTTGCCGATGGGACCTGTTTCGGTTGCCTGGATAGGTACCGTCGCTTCGCCGTCGGTGTTGATGGTCGCTTCTTCGGTTGTGTGGAAGGTGATCGCCGCTGTGTCTCCGGATGCCGGAACGGCAAAAAGGAAACCGTTCGGGATAACCGTACCGGGTGAGCCGGTGATCTGCAGGTTTCCTGAAGCACGGCTCGCTTCCTTTCTGGTGATGCCTACCGCTTTTGCGTGGTAGTCGAGGTAGATTCCGTAGGAGAACATATAGTGCATGATTTTGGTGGTCTCCATCATGTGGAATTCGAGCAGCTCTGCTTTTTCCAGCGCCGCCGGCTTCGTGAAGTCCCACGGAAATCCGCCCTCGGTGTCGTCGATGTCGTCAGGGAGGTTTTGCATCATTCGCGCGTGGATCGTCTCCGCGTCCTGACCTTCCAGCCAGGCGGGCGGGACGAATGTGGTATTTGTTGCCATGCTTCTTCCTCCTTACGTTGGGTATAAGACGCTGATCGTCTCTTCTTCCCATTCCTTGCCCTTGATTGTGAATGCCATGTAGAGAGCGTCTGCTCTCCAGCTGAATTCAAAGCCTCGGACGTACTCGGTGTGGGTGTTGACCATGAGCGCCTCTGTGATGGTTTTTTCGAGTGCCGATTCCACGGCGGCGTGGTCGCCCTCTGCAAGCGCCGCCTCTCCTTCGATGCCGATGTCTGTGCTGTAAGCGAGGCAGGCGTCGCGCTCGGTCATTACGACCTTGCGGCACCATTGCATATAGGCTTCTTTGCCGGTGGAGGCGGTCATCTTATGGGCACCATCAAGCCTGAAGTCGCCCTTGTCGTAGTCGAAGAATACGCTCGGTTTGTACGTTCGCGTTTCACTCTGCGTCGGCGCCGAGATCTCCGGCACGTCAAAGACGGGGAATAGGTTCTTTTCTGCCATGATTTCGCCTCCTATCCGATGTCAGTCGCCGGGCGGACTCTTCCCACGACGATGGCGTCGTGCTGCACCCACGCCACCAGGACGCGGTCGCCAGGCTTGAGCCAGCGGAGCTTTTCAGGAATGAGGACGGTGTGGCTGTGGGTTCCGCTGCTTTCGTGCTCATGGGATCCGTCGCCGCCTACGTGTCCTCCGTGGCTTCCGTTGTTGCCGTGGGTGTGTGCGCCGTTCTGGGTGGTTGTTGTGAGCTTCGTCCCGGTCTCTCCGAGGGTTAAGTCTTCGAGAACGAGGTAGTCCGCTTTCGGGATCGGTATCGGGTATGTGTTGGTGAGGAGGCTGTAGTCCTTCTGGATTTCTCCGAAGTCAAGCGGGAGGGCGGAGAACGCCTCTCTTTCGCTTTTCATCCTTCCGTGGAGCACTCTTGCGAGCTTGTTCATTCCTTCGTCCATGTCCTCGCCTCCTTAACTGAACGAGCCAGCATCTACCCAGCCGTAGACGTTACTGCTGCCGCCGACGTTGTTATAAGCGCCGCCGATGAGGTGGTATGGGTGCTTGGCTCCTTTTGCTACGACGGTGATTTTTGCTTTGCCGCCGGTTCTATTGCCGCCGCGCGGACTTGCGTCCTGCGACGTGTAGTAGTGGTTTCCTCCGTTGAAGTTGACGATGTCGCCGACCTTGTAGTCCTTCTTGGTGGTTGTGGATTGTACGGCGCCGCTGCCTTTGATGGCGTCTGCGTTGTATTTCACCAGTCCCATGCTCATGGACTTGTTGGAGGCGTTGTGCTGAATGGAAACGACAAGAGCGTACCCGGTGAAAACGCGGGCGGTCACCTTCACCTTGTCTCCTTTACGGAGCCAGGGGATGTCTGGTGCCTTGAAGTTCATTGTCTCTTCCGGTTCGCCTTCTTCTTTGAGGATCTCCTTTGCGGCAGTTGTGGCGGTCGCCAGGGAGTCGTCATCATCGCGGACGTAGATCTTCTGGCGCTTGCCGTACTCCGTCTTGCCGTTGATGATGGCTTCTACCGCTTGGCGGCCGTCGTCGTCTTCTGAAGCTACGACTTTGACGACCGTTACCATGTCCCCGGTGCTGATCTTGTACTTGGTCAGTTCGAGGTTTCGCTCTTCCTCGAAGCAGTAAATGGTTGAGTTGCTGCCTTTCGGAACGACCGAGACCTTGCCCTTCCTGGCGCGGATGATGCAGTCTGCTCCTCCGTGCTTATGGGCGGTCTCCAGAAGCTCCAGGGCGATGTCTGATAGGTATTCGTTCTTGAAGGTGGTCTTCGCGTGCGAGACGTCCGGTCCTTCGTACTTTTCCACCGGGATTCCCCAGTCGTTGAATATCCCCATCAGGGCGGTTTTGGTGCCTACGCCTGCGCTGATGTATCGGTTGTCTTGCGATCCCTGCAGGTCGAATAATTCGTCATAGCCGAGAAGGTCGAGGGCGTCCGACGTGCTGGAGCGCGCCGGTGCCCAGTCCGTGATCTTGCCTCTTGCTACTTCTTCAGATTCTCCGCCGTATTCGGCTTTGACGATGATGTAGCAGTTCGGCTTTGCCAGGGTCGACATTCTGCTGCCTTTGTGGACGACGTTGGCGAGGTTGAGGGAGACACGCTGTGCGAGCTCTCCCTCGTTTTCCTCCCAGCCGACGTCTGTTGAGGCTCCGGTGATGTCCAGCTGCTCGCCGTTCTCCCGGAGCAGATAGGTCTTGTATGTGATTTTGCTGACGTCAATCATCCGTGCTGCACCTCCTTAATAAGGCAAGAGCAGAACCATTCCCGGTCTGATGAGGTTCGGGTTTGATCCTATCGTCTTTTTGTTCAGCGCGTAGATTGCCGTGTACTTGGCTCCGCTTCCCAGCTTCGCCTTTGCGATGTTCCAGAGGCAGTCGCCCTTCTTGACCGTGTACGTCTTCGTCTGCTCCGATTTTGTCGGGGTGTTGGTAGAATTAGTCGTCGGTCTCGATCCGCTCGCTACGTTCGAATTCTGGGCGCTCTGGGTGGTCTGCGCTTCCGTGATGGTATAAACCGTCGCCGACTTCGCCTCGATGAATTCTATCGTGTAGTCGTAATTGCCCACGCCGCCTGTTGGCTCGTAGGTGAAGGACTTCAGATAAACGTTGGCGTATATCGGTGTCTCGGTAAGCATCAGAACCAGTTCCGTGCGGTTTGTTCTCCACTTCTCGATGGTGGATATCATTTCCTTCGGTGAATGGTAGAGCGCCGTCTTTACAAACGGCATCTGACGCATCGCCGGTCCTGGGAATGTTCCACTCCAGGAGAATGTGCGGAGCTTCTGGCCACTCGGTATTTTAACTTCGCCGATGTTGATGAATTTGTAGGTGATGAAGTCGCTGTCTGCCTTCGCTTTCACCTTTTCCGGGAGGAGGCACCATGAAAGTCTCCAGCCGGTGTCTTTTTCGGTCAGGTATAAGTCCATGCGTTACGCTCCTCCCTTCACAGGCATAT